CAAATTCTGATTGTATATTTGCAATACAAAACTCAAATTTAATCAAAGAGATGTATGGTATTAACTGTGTATCAAGTTCGTCTGAGCACCTAGAAAATACTGGTATTAAAAAGGTGCTTTACGAAGGAAATATTAAACAAAAATATTGGACGTTTGATGGTCTAAACGAGTTTGATCGCTATATGGCTATTGGTAAGAAGTAGCGTCTTCACCTGAAATGTCTTCAATCATGTCTTGCCACATTTCTAAGTGTGGTATGACAAAGCCTAAAGAGATTCTTTGTTCGTGTGAGCCTGCACAGTGATAAAACACTTTGTCAGGCTCTCTACCTCTACCAAAATATCCTACTTTGCATGTCCAGCCTGGCTTATCTTGCATCGTTACAATTTCTTTTGTGATAGGATCTCTGTAACGAAAGAAACCGTTTCCTTCTTTTGAATATGATAGAAGAATATTATATCCAGATGCGTTCCAGTTATTGTGCCAGCTCATAAATCCTTCTGCTGGATAATATACGTTGACTGCTTGATTACGTGCGCCGAGATAAGAACACAATTCAGTTGCCATGTCACGGCATTTTTTCTTATGTTCAGACGATACTCTTTCTTCTGATGCAATGTCTACAGAAATAGTTTTTTCAGGATAACCAATGTGTTCACCATCTTTGTCAACTATTTCCTTTAAGTGCTCTTCGCCACATGCTTTCTCTAAATCATAACCTTGATGCCTACCTTCATGATTAGATATTTTATCTAAATCAGATAAGTCTTGCTCAAAGAACCAGTCACTATATGAGTTTAAAATTTCTGATACTTCAGTATTATTAATATTAATCCATTTCATAACTTAAACTCTTAGTCTAACTTGTCCTGAGGTATTGTGTGATGATACAAAACGATATCAGTTTCTTGAAGTTCTTCAAAGTGATATCCGTTTACAAAATTCCAACGAGCGTCTGGTTCTTTGATGTACCCCCACTTAACTCCTTTCTCACCGTAAGTCAATAGGCGCCACATAGTAAATGTATCCCATTTACGAGCGTCTTCTGGATAGTGTTGCATGTCATAATCTGGCTCCCATTGTTTGAGATACTCAGTATACCATGCGCCCATCAAGTTCATTGTTGCTTCGTTCTTTCTATATATAAAGAATCCGCAATGGCAAGTCATCTCTTCGCCTTCTGCTAACTTCGTCAGTTTGGCATTGTATGGACGATTCTTTGTGAACACAATGTCCATATCATCAGGCAACTCATCCCAGACATTCTGAATATCTTCATGCTCACACATCATATCAGCATCAAGATAACAAGTAATGTCGTAAGGAGTTTTGTTGAGCGCCCACAGTTTAGCACGAATATGACGAGGAATACCTTCAGTTACAATGTTATCAAACAGTGTATAGTCTTCAGGCTCAACCCATTCTTCGTGTGTAAAGAAGGTGATATTTGCTTCTGGATAAAAGTCTCGTACTGATTCTGCTAGTACTTTTGCGTAACGATAAAACCCTTTTCTGACAGAAGCAACAATGACAAACCCTTTAGTCTGCTTCTTTGCCATTCTCAAGTTCCTTCATCAACAAAATAGTAGCATATGCTTGAACTTCCATGATTGACTTAGACTTACGAATCATTCGTTTTAGTTCAGTATTTTTTGAGTTCTTGATAGCGTCAACTTCAAATGCTTCAAGTTTGCAGTTAAACAATGCTTCTTGCTTTGCTCTTGTCAGTTGAGACTCTCGCCTTTCCATTTGACGCTTAATGTTTTCATTGCGCCTGTCTAGACCTTCTTGTGTGTTAGCATCAATTTCTTCTTCAGTATATTGTTCCAACACAGCTTTCATGTCAGGATTTGTACCTTCAGGATCTTGAATGGAAGCCATGCTGTGCTGTCCATTTGCAAGTTCGATGGTTACAATGAGGTGGCGATTGTCCTTATTAGACCAATAAGGATTAAGATATTTCTTTTTAGGGGTAATTTCTTCGAACACTTGTGTAACAGAGGTGTCCGAAGAAACTGATAGATCGGTCATAATATAACTCCAAATAATAAAACTTCAATACTATATAGTCAATTTTTTTAAGCAGTCTTTAACCAAAGTTTCACAGTCGATACGTTTTCAGTAGTTGCTTGAATAGTATTGCCTGCGTATGTTCCAGTAAAGCCTCTAGAATATGTACCTGAATATGTGCCTGAATATGTACCAGTGTAAGTAGAAGTTCCTACATAGTTACCAGTATAATAACCAGTATAAGTGCCTGAATATGTACCAGAATATGCAGAAGTTCCTACATAGTTACCAGTATAATAACCAGTATAAGTGCCTGAATATGTACCAGAATATGCTGAAGTTCCTACATAGTTACCAGTAAAGTTTCTATTGTATGCACCGGTGTAATACCCAGTATAGGTTTTAGCGCCAGTATAGAAACCAGTATAGAAGCCAGTATAATAACCAGTGTAGTAATTAGTATCACCAGCAAATCCTGAATAGAAAAGTGTATATGCGTTAGTAGTAGCATATGCTCCAGCATATGCACCAGCGTATGCAGAAGTTCCTACATAGTTACCTGCGTAGTCGCCAGAGAATGAACCAGTATATGAGCCTGAATATGTTTTAGCTCCAACATATGAACCAACATAGTTGCCTGCATAGTTACCAGCATATGTGCCTGAATATGTTTTAGCTCCGGCATATCCACCTACATAATTGCCCGCATAGTTACCAGAATATGCACCTGAATATGTTTTAGCTCCGGCATATCCGCCTGCATAGTTTCCTACATAGTTGCCAGTAAAATTGCCGGTATACGTTCCTGCATAGTTTTGTGAAGCTACTTGCTGACGAGTATCTATTAAGTTGTCGCCCATTTGAACCCAGGTACCACCAGCAGGAGCGGCTGATTGTATTTTGTATGTACCTATACCCGAGTCAATGATTCGATTTCTGAAGTTAGGAACCATTTGCTCGATTTCAGCGGCAGACATCATTTTGACGTTTGTGCCATCTAGCTTGAGAGAAGCAAAATCAGAGTTTGCTGATGTAGATGGAGCAGTTTTTTGCCACAGATATAAACTAGTAGAACCGCCTTGATTACTATCTGTAATAGTGGCACGAGAAGTCCATGTACCACCTGTAGGCGCAGAAGCAGCTAGTGTATATTGTCCTACTGTGTAACCAGTGCTAGTTACCATGTCCTCAATAACTTTGTCAATAACATCAGTGTCTAGTGCTGAATCATCATACTCTTTGATCGCTGAGTCCCAGCCAACTGGACGATTAGTAATGCTTTCTGAGGCCGCTGCTGTTACTTGCTTAAAGTAGTAGGTAGTATTAGTTGTTGTGCCAGCAGTTGGATGAGTTCCAATTGCGTCATTTCTGATAGTGTTTGTCCAAGTACCAATGCTAGTACCCGATAAGGCGTTTGCAGTATCTACATTTAACTCTGCTGTTCCAGTACCATCGGTGTCTGCCGCAAACTTGTTTGTGATTACATATGACAAATATTGATTGATTTCTGCTTCTGTCATCTCCTGCAAGCCTTGGAAGTTCGCTGAGCTGGCAGGAGTGCCATTGGCTTTAATTCTTAATGGGAGCATTACTTAATTCCTTAATTTAATCGACTGCCAGATGAGTCGTATATAATTGTTTCTACCATGGTATTCCAATTAGTATTATCTATTCCAACCAATTTTATCGTGCTTCCAGGAGAAATAAGAATAGAATCATTTGCTGCGCCACTATTTATTGTTCCTGAAGTGTTAGGATATATTTTTACGTTTGCAGAAGTTCCATTAATAATAGTATACAACACTCCAGCACTTGCGGTAGGAAGTTTCACCCCCTGATTTTCAGTTGCAGTAGAAACAAGATTAAAAGTCTTAGACAAAGCAGTTGCTCCTGTCTGATCTGTTCCTGCGGCTAAGACTGATGCTGTTATAGATGCAGTGTGGTCACCACTAGAAGTTATATCAGCGACTACGACAGAATCGCCTGACTCATACTTATCAGTATTTAAATTACTAAAGTTATCATCTACCTCGGTATTAGTTAGAGGTCTACCTTCAACTGTTCTTAATGTAATTGTAGCCATCTAGTTAATCCCGAGAATTCAGCTTTTCTAAAATTAATCTCAACGAGTCTTTTATATCTGTGACTTCATCTTTTAATGTATTTATATCATTCTCACATTCAAGAATTTTCTGATTCTTTTTAATTCTTTTTTGCTTTATTTTTTTATATTCTGCTAATGAAGAACTGTCTATATTGACGATTGCCTTAGAATTAGTTTCTCGGGCAATCGTCTTATCGTCTTCAACACGTACAAACTTATTTATAGTCATCATTATACCTGTAGTGCGTATGCTCTGAGCGTCTTAGTTTTAGGAAGAATTGCTCGGTTGCTACTTAAGTGTACTATCTTTATAGCAAACTGCTTGAAAGATTTATATGTGACAGTTGATGTGGTAGCAGTTCCTAGAGATCCTGCTACTGTTTCGCCTCCAGTACCTGGTACTATCTGTGCATTGACATTGCCTGCAGAATAATATCTTCCAGGATTAGTAATTCTAATCTCAGAGATTGTATTACCATTCATTATTGCTTCAGCAGAAGCTCCATATCCAACACCAGCATTATCAGTTATCTTAATGATCGGAGCAGATACATATGTTCCACCCGTAACTACTGGAATAGAGGCAACTCTCGTAACATCATATTCGAAAATTCCAGTTGTGCTATCAACTCCCCATGTGCCAGTAGATTTTTCTGGAATCTTATAAGAGTATTCTGCAAAACCAGTAGTCGCAATAAACGGAGATGTTTCTACTTCTAGTTTTCTCCAATAGACATCGCTTTCAAATTCCCCGTCATCTTCAGCATTTTGTAGTTTAGCATAAACTTCAACCGCTGCATTAGAAGGAATAGCATTATCTAAGAATATCTTCAAGTCTTCTGCATCTTGTCCTTCTGCAAGAACAACTTTTCTTGATATATACTTAGATTGAGCATTGCCGCCACTGCGAATTTCTTCTTCTGTTGAAGTATTGTTTATGTTATTTGCAATTGCTAACATGTCAAGTGCAGCCAAATCTAGAATTGGACTTACATTGTTAGAAGTTGTACTTAACGTAAACTGTAGTCTAGCAGTTTTCTCACCGTCTCTAGCTATTTCATTTGAATAGCTATATACAGTCTTCACTTCTGGAAGCTCTACTGTTGTTTGTAATACAGCATCAGACAATGTAGTGTTTGCAGTAAGTTCATCTTTCTTGGTTAAAGCAATCTTAGAAGAAAGAGTTCCAATTTGATCTGGATTGATTGCGTGATACTGTACGCAATGAGCAGTAAGGTCTCTATCTTCAATCGTAGAAATCTTAGTATAAGTCACGCCGTTACCAACAAGGTCTCCGACAACAAAACTTCCACTAGTCACTTCTAATTCGTAAGAAGTGACTAGTTTGTCATAACGACTAACTTTTGCACGATTGAGAGACAATGAAACCGTTGCAGCAGTTGTTGGATCACCAGAAGTTAGCGCCACTGTAGGAGCTGAAGTATATCCTGATCCTGGATTAGTCAAAGTAATTGCAGTGACTGCTCCTCCAGAAACCGTATATGTTCCGGCAGCATTAGAGCCATTAGTTCCAGTATTAGTAAACACTAAATTATAAGTGCCATCAGTTGCATAAGAGCCTGCACTGTTTATGGTAGCTTTAAATCCGTGTACAAAATCTGCTACTGGGAAATAACTCGGAGGCGTCAAAAATGTGCCATCCTCTGTTATAAAGTCTGTAACAGCAGTCGGCGTACGATCCCACTCATCTGCATCAAATTTAATCCAATCAATATTTTTGTTCACTGTGTTTACAATGTAATTTTGATTGACTTCAAATTTAGCTCGTCTTACAACAAACATTAAATCTTCATCTTGATGTGCAGACCAAGTTCTGTTATTTGCAGATGTAAATAGAACACCAGAATGTGTCTGTTCTGTTATAACCTCAGTAGAACCTTTTCTAATCTCACCTAGTTTGCCGAGCCAAGCCTCGTAACCACGATCATTTGCATCTGGCTTGAGTACCATACAATACTCAGTGTTATTTTGTAAATGTACTGGACCACTAAATTTAAAGTTAGTAGAATTGAATGTTACCTTTCCAGAACTATCTTCAGTAGACACTAAACACTCTGATCTTGTTTTATGGCTTTCTGCAATTATTGTTGATCCTGGCACACCATTTATCATTTCTCTGATCTGTAGAGTAATGCCGTTATTATTTTCCTCTGATGATTTATTTCTAAAGAAAACATCAGCAGAAGTAATAAACATTCCTCCTTCCATTCCTTCGACATAGAATGACTGTGCTAATGGATCTTGTGCAAAACTTCCTGGTCCAGCTTCTGCACAGAATAAATCTGGTATTGAAAAATCAAAGTCTAGTGCAGCAAGTGCTTCTAAATCTATGTTAAGATCAGTTATATTAGTTACAGAAGTAGCATTAGGAACATTAATTACTTCAACATCTTCGGTCACATCTTTATTTGTAGTTGAAGTTGTCAGTCTTACATTAGATTCTCCTAAACTGCTTGCTGTCGCACTTGTATTTACAGAAGGAGAAGTCTCATCAGCATCTCCATGAGTATAAACAGATGCGTCAATAGTTTGAACTGTTCCTGTGGCAGTGTCTATAGTAGCAGAATCATCAACGAGAATTACTTGTTGAGTTTCAACTTGAACTGTGCTGGTATTAGTTGTATCTACATCGATATAAACTTTTGCTTGTTCTTTAACAGAAGGAGGCGCTTGATTTTGCAAATAATCATTGTAAGTAGCACAACCAGGATCAGCCATTTCAACGCCATATCTACTACCATCAGCTCGCTCAAGAACTGCTTTTGATATACCAGTGGTTAAATCTTGAAGAGAATCAGGAACGCCACACGTAACGCCAAGAACCGTATCACTAACGTCTAGTTGTTCAATTGGAACTCTATTTGCACGAACTAAAGAATCGCCCGCTAGAGTTTGAGTTTGCACCCAAGGATCTTGAATGCCAGTTGTGAACTTGACTTGTTCTATTTTTTTGTCTATATCAGTCGCTGTCCTGTCATCATATGTTCTACTTCGTACTTCTCTGTCGCCTATTGCTGATGCTGGCCTAGGCTTTCTAGTAGTCAAGTTTGTTATAACAGTTCTTTCTACTGAATGATTGGCATAAAAATAGCCATAGGTAGAAGAATCGGCCTGAGAAATATCATTATGATTTGTGATCTCAATCTTAATTCCCTCTTCCCGATTATATCTTTCACCTGCTCCCCAATTAACCTGCGTAACAAGTCTTCCAGCGCCATTAGTAGTGCTTGTTCCGTATCTGGCGCTATCAACTAAAATAGTATGAAGAGTGTTAGGCTTAAGACCCCATGCTGAAATGTAAACAGTTTCTGATCTTGCAAATGTTTCTACTGGAATAGGTATGTTTTCTTCAAGAGATTCTGATCCATTCCACACATAGTCTGCTTCTCTATAGTCCCATACAGTAGAAGATTTTGGATTTATTGCAGATGGATTTGTCCATACAACATCGTACTCTGGCACGTATAGTCCGCCGTCACCAGTCTCTACTGTGTTGTTTGGATCTGCGGAAAGTCCAAAGTTTTGTCCTGGATCTTGACCACCAATAGTACTGGTCGCAAATTCCCAGTTAGACCATTGTAAATTCCAGCCAGAATTATTTAAGGCTGTATCCAACCCTCTCAATAAATGATCGTATTCTCCGTTATCATTCTGAAGAGGTTGGCCTGCAACTCTATCATCTATAAAGTTAGCAACCGGCGGGTCAATTTGACAGCCTCCTGACCAAGGACCAGTTGCTACTGGTGTGCTTATTGGAGTAGTAGAGGTATCATTAATTGTCACTGAAGTACTTGCTGTTATTCCTGTACCAGAAAGAGTAATAGTCCAAGTTTCAGGGCTTTCAGTAGTTAAATCTTCTGCGATAGTAACCTGTAAGAAAGCGCAACCGGTTGCGTCTACAGTAAGAGTTCCTGTTCCATTTGCGGCTGTTGTTGGTACAGTACTATAGTCAGCAGCAATAATGCCGCCAGTAGTATCAGTGCCTGCAACTTGTGAAATCGTGTATCCTACCACTGTGCCTGTGGGCACATTAGTAGTCTCTAATGTTATGGTAAATGTATCGCCTTCATTTGCTACTGACTTTGATCTAAGCAAGTGATATGTAGGTGAAGTTGCCGTTGTACCACGATCACTTGCTCCAGTATCATTAGTTGAAGAACCTGTCTCTGTCTGATCTTGCCCTGTGCCATCATTATTTGTAGCAGTTTCTTCTGCTTCTTGTTCTGTAGCAGCAGGCGGAGTTATGAACAATTCACCCACAACATTTCGATAAGAACTAGCTTGAGTTTGCTGTGTATAAATTGCTTCATTGTAAGGAACATGCCAGAAATATCCAGACTGACCAGCAGTAGTTCCAGTTGCTATTGGCTTGAATCCTATTTGAGAAGTAGTGAACGCTGCCCTCAACTCTCTCTTTCTAACATCAATAGAACACTTGTTATCTGGACTACTGACATTATTAACTCCAAAGTTGGAGAAAGAGTCAACTAGATAACCGTTTTTATATCTGTCTATACCGTCAGAGTCGGGTATTATTACTTTTCCTGCTTCTTTTTCTAGCAAAGTGAGTGTAGTATAATACTCCAAATTTGATATTCTTTGCTCAAGCGCACCAATATCCTTCATTGTATATTTTTTGTTCTTCACAGGAACAATTGTCATTGACAAATCTTCTCGACCAGCAATCTTTCCTGCTAACTGTGACAAACATGGATACGGAGGTAAATAACCGGTAGCCAGAGTCATTGCTCCTTCCGGTGAAGGAGGCATCTTAGGCGCAATAGAAGGAATGCCTTTAAGGATTTTAATATCTCTAGAAGGAGTAACAACTACTCTGTATGCTTCAGCTAAATAAAATTCTAAATCTGTTGTAAATGTCGCTGAAGGAATAGGATTAGTAAGTCCTCCACCAGGACGATCAATTCTCTCAAAAGAACTTGGGTTAATAGGAGCTGCCGCTGCTGTTGCTCCAGGAGTTTCTGTTGACTCCATGAAAGGTCTAAAGTCAATGGCATTTCTCAAATCAAATACTTTACTAGATGACCTAGAAACATACAAAGGAATTTCTTCTGTTCGAATTCCAGTTGCACCAGTATCATCAACAGGATATGAATCTATGCAAGCAAAAGTTGGGCCGTCAATTGTGCCGTTGTCAAAGTAATCAAATTCTACTGTAATATATTTTTCAGCAGTGAGGTCTATTGTGCTGCTAGATTTCTTTTCGATATAAGATAAGCCGTAGAAATTATCTCTTTGTCCATTATCTACATTAAACAAGTCTGAGACATTTCTAGCACCAGTAGTATAATCTGCGTTTGTTGTAGCTGTAATTCTTGTTACTCTAAATACGTCAGGTACACCGAGACAGAATCTATTATTAGCAAAGTTTTCATTTGTATCTGCTTGTATTTTGACATATTTTGTTTTGACTAGGCTCTTAGTGATAGGAGCATCGTCAGAAACTTGCATATTGACATAGACTCTAACTTCAAAAGGAGCTCCTCCTATTGGGTTCAATTGTGTGCCTAAATCAATAGTCAAAGAAGTCTCGCTGGTTTGTGTTACCTTACCAGTGAGATCAATAAATTCTCCTTTTTCTATCGTAGTACCGTCTATATCAAAAGATTCTCTTGCTACTAATTTAATATGACTAGCGACATTAGATTCCGATACTGATCCATTGCCAAAAAAGAAAGTATGATCTGCGGCATCTGGTGCAAGATTTATTACACCATTACTGTCTGCAATTTTATCATATTCTTTAATAAATTTAAAATTATATCCGTAAATTCCACCAGTGGCTGCTTGTAAAGTTTTTAGATGTTTGTACGGCAAATTCCAAACAAGTTTATTTGAATTCTTTTCATAAACCTGTGCATCGCCTGCTTCGTTTAGTACGATGTCTGCGAAGGCATTTGCTTCGGAATTTTCGTAAGAAATACATCGAACTTCGCTAAAATCACCACCAAACATTTTTATATCAAACAAATATAGCTTGAATTCAGCGGCAGCAGTTCCAGGTGTGCCAGAGGACAGTGCAATATGTCTAATTTTTGCAGTGCCTATAATGTTTCCTGGTACAGAAGTATTAGAATACGCCCCCCCAGAAACGCCATTTGCTGGATTAGTGCTGTGTAAATTTACAATACCATTTGCGCTAGAATCTGCTCCGTCCGTATCCCATACACCGCATACGTCATTGACAATTACATAATTACCAAATGTTGTTGATTGTGATACAGTTTGTTCTATTTGAGTTGCACTTGGCTTGTTAAAAACTGATTCATTGTCTGCTAAAAGCTCTACAGGATAACCAGCAACACTTCCTAATCCAGCCTTCACGCCCAGAATAAGTTTATTAGCATCTCCTCCCGCCGCACTTGGAAGCTGACCTCCATTTCTTGCTCCAGCAGAACGTAAATGCTCTTTAAAGTAAACTTGCATTCCTTTTGAAACATAATTGCCGTGTCGATCAAATGTTTCTCTGGCCAGAATTTTTCTAATTCCGCCTAAAGGGTCTGTTTCTATTTTAGCTCTTGTAATTTTTCCGTTAGAGTATGTTGCAATCTGAAAATAATTATCTGCTGGTGAAGAATCTCTGTTATAAGATATTAATGATACAGTATTTTGCAATCTATCTGCACCAGGAGCTCCCTCATTAAAAGTTCCTCTAGCGTTGTCGTATAGAGTACCATCAACAGACGCTTGTTTGACAGATTGATTTACTAAGAATCCTATTTTTTTATCTGTATAAGGACTAAAGCTATCAATAAAAACAGAGAGATTTTTAGTTCGAATGAAATTGCCAAGAGCATAAATTATGCCAGGAGACATAGTTAAATGAGGAGCTACGCCTGCATAAAAATCTCTCTTACCAAAAGTTCCACTGGATGTAGTTTGAGTAACAAAGGTTTTTCCTTTTATATTCGTGTTTACAGATTCTACTGTTAGTGTTTCCCCTTGATTAAATCTTTTGTATTGATTAGTTGTTAAATCTGCGTTCTGACCATTCTCGTCTATGTAAACAATGTACAATGCTTTTGTGTTAATTGTATCGCTGACTGTAATTTGTCCAGTCTTGTGTGTAATAATTCTTGCCCTTAGTCCAGTAGTGGCTCCAACTACAACTGCATTGTCATATGAAGCTAGATCAGCATTAGCAATAGGATCTTCATTAGCATCGTCATCGATAATTTTAACGAAACTAAAGTTTTCAATTTTTTGCTCGCAGCCACTAATGACTGCACCTTCTTTAAGACTAAAACTACCTAATTGTGATAATTGATCGGAAAGAACTGTTTGAAGCTGAGTTAATTCTCTAGCTTGAACAGCAACACCTGGCTTAAAAAGTACCCGATGGTAATTCTTTTGAGGATCAAAATCATCATAATAAGGTGAAGAATTTAAATTAAGGGCCATTATTTTTTCCTAAAATTGTACTATTGCTTTTATTGTTTCTACTTGATCTGTTGATCTAGCTATAGATGTTCTGTTCTCAATGTAAACAACTTCTCCATAAGCAGTGCTTATTTCTGGATCTGTAACACTATTTATAGTCAGTGAGGAAATGTCTTGTGTGACGTTTTTCAACACGCTTGCGTTTTTTATGTTTGGTATTATCGATTGCAAGTATATGTCAAAAGTTCCCTCTGTTGCAGTTGACTCTACTATCTGTATTACTCTAAATCGTCCTTCATCTGCATCACCTTCGTCGGTAACTATTATGTCATCAATTACATAATTAGCAGAACTGCTTACGTTAGCTATAAAACATGTGGTAGCGGTTGCTTCTCTCCATATGTTTTGCTCGTCATAATCATAAATATTTTTCAATAAGCCTATTTGTCTAAAATCATTATCTATCATCAAATCTCTATTTGTGTTATCTGACAATGAAGAGACTATTCCTACTGTTGTGCTAAAGAGTTCTCGTACTGGATTACTACCATGTCCGAGTATAGGAGAAATGATTGCTCTCGCTGTTGCCTTTTTAGACAAATCATCATCAGCGGTATGAATTTCATCTCCATTTGAATCAACAAAAGTTATATCTGCGTAATTATAATTTGCACCAACATCAGTTATTTTTATTGCGGTAATAGTTCCAGTGCCTTCTGCTATCGTAACAGTGGCTACTGCTTGATCTGTTGATAATACACTATCTCCAGTTATCTTGACAAAAGTGTCTCCAGCAACATAATCTCTTCCGCCATCTTCAACAAGTATTCTTTCTATTGTTCCTGCGATGGCAGTATTTTCTACTGCCTTTTGTAAAACGGTATTTTCTGGATCAGCATCGCCGAGAGTAACAGTTGCCTCAGCAACTCTGAAGTTTTCATCTTCTTCGTCTCCGCCGCCTGTGAATTGAACAAATGCAAAAGTGTATCCCAATCCTTCAAATGTTTCGCCATTTTCACTGTCTATAGTAACTGAGTCAACTTGGCCGCTTTCATTAATTGTTGCACTCGCCCTAGCTCCTGTCCCATCCCCCTGTATGTATACCTTTGGAGCAGAGGTATAACCTGCGCCGCCATTGGTTACAGTAATAGATTTTACTTCACCAACAAGAGTTCCATATCCTGGACTATCTGTGGTGAGTTTTCTGATAGGAATATACTTCGCATCTAAAAACTTATTCTGATCGGCTTCTGAAACCTGATACATAAACTTCCATTTATATCCATCGTCAGTCTGAAATATGTTTGTAGTAGTAAGTTCAGGTTCATCTGTACTGTTTACAATGTTTCCAAATTCCGGTTCGGTTGGATCGAGCTGCCGATTTTCAATACACTTATACACCCTGTTTGCAGAAGTGTATACATAGAACTTAGCATCTGCTAAAGTAGTGGCGCCTGAAGGTGCTGGGTTATTTTCAGAATAATCGTCATCATAAGCATCGTAAATGCTGGGTTTTAGTGGGGTTCCTTCTTCCCAATCTATTCTTCTAATTAAATTACAGACATCAGAAGGATTTACTTTTTGAGTAAAGAGAATATTATTTCTAAACTGATTAATGTATTTTTGAGAATCATACGCAGTTTCTGGACTTTCTTCGTCTGTCCATGCGGTTGTCCTTGCAAGCGCAAAATTGTAATAGTCATATAACTTATTAGTATCAGAATCTATTACGTTTTTTACTTCTCGAACAAATGATCTCGCTAGTTCGACCCTAGCCAGTCTAGTCAATAAGATAGCCACTATTTTTACCTATTAAGAGATGGTAATGGTCCAAGTGACCGTCATTGTATCTGCTGCACCTTTGTTAATTATGGCAAATACCGTGCGGCAAAGCATATCGCCAGTACTACCATCGTTAAAGATACCAGCTTCTGTCAATCCAGCAGTTCCTGTTCCAGCAGAAAAAGTTGCAGTATACACTGTGTCAGCGCCATTGATTACCGTATCTGTCAAAAGAACTCTAGCACCGGCCACTTCTGATCCAAGAGTAGTATCGCTAAGAGCTGCTGCTGTGTTATCAGTACCAACTGCCATATGAGTCATTGCATCAGGAATCGTGTGACTTCCTCCTGTATCTTTCATGCGACCAGCAATGAAATTTAGACCAGTTGTTACTACTAGATTTGGTACAGTAAAATCTTCTTTGACTTTACCGTTTTCATCTCTAACTACAATGTTTAGTTTACCTGTAGCTTTTGTTGTTTCGGATTTGAGCATTTTTGTCTCCAAATATTAGAATGTGCCTAAATTAACGCCTGTAACATAATCTTCAGCGAAGTATGTAAGAGCATAATTTTGAGGCCCGTTTATTGTTCCACTGTCTGAAGTTGTAGCAGAATCAGATTGTGAAGTTGTAGATAATTTACTAACTGCTTCAGAAACACTTGAAGAATCAGTCAGAGGCTTAGTTGTATTTATAACAGGAACAGAAGAGGCTGTAAGAATATTAGAGATTGATTTCTCTAAAGTTTTGAATACTCCTGGTCCATGATAGAAATCAGGCAAATATTCAGCTTCTACATATAGAGAATCATCGTAGTCGTCAGATGCTCCCACTGTTTCAAACACGGGCAAACCAAAGTCATACAGATACTCGAATAGTTCAGATGCAGATAAAATATCAGTAACTGGCAATTCTACGTCAATCGCAAAATAATCAGACGTAGATAAACTTTCTGCAAATGACCTTAAGAATGAAACTTCTATGTCTACAAGGTCTGTTGCTTCTGCTTGGGTGTTTAATACTTTATTTAATAACTTAAATACACCAGCGCCTAGATATCCGAATGGTAAATAGTCTGCTTCTACATATGTATCATCAACATATTCATCGTTTGTAGTTGCAACGTCTGAAGGATTTTTACCAAAATCAAATACTTCTGCATGAGTAGTTGATGCGACATCATCAAAGTCTCTAAACCATTGAACAACAATTGTGACAACATCTGGCGAAGTAACAATATCTTCAGTCTTAAATTCGTGTAGATGTAATCCTTCAGTCTCTATTGTAAAGAAAGGAGCAAACCCGACATTATTTTTAATAATTAGATCGCCAAATACTTCCATGCCCGCTGGATGCATTATTTCTTTGAAACGCTTCTTCCAGCTACTTTCAGGCATAGTTGATTTAATTATATAAGAATAGCTCTGATATCTGTAGTTGTCTTGTATTCTATTAGCGTCAGATAATTTGCCTCTATCGTCTTTAAATTTTCCTTCTTCAACAAAAAGATATCCAGTAGTTATGGTAAGAATTACAGATTTACGCAAAGAAGAACCTATACCAATATTAAATTCAGCTTCAGTGAATCTTCTGCCTGGATTTATAATTGAAAACGAAGTGGGAGCATTCTTAGTGTCAGTTGATTGTATTCGTATAACGCCATTGTTATTGCCACCTTCTTCATTAACAGTATTAATCTGACCAACCGAAAATCCTGCATTAAGAGTTCCAGTAGAAATCACAGTACCAGTGCCAGTACCAACGCCTGTTGCTGTGAAAATTGTTCCTACATCACTGTCTGCTGCTCCTATCAAAGTAAAGTCTGTTGAGCCTGAAGAAACGATTTTATATTCTCTTCCAACAACTATTCTAAAAGGTTGTATGATGCCATCATATACAGAAGCAGAAACGGAAGAAATACATCTATCTAAATACGCCCTTACATTTTCTTCTTCCGCAGTTGCTCCTCTATCAACAATAAATGTTCTTACATTAGAGGTATTAAAAGAAAGAGAATACTCACCATCAGTATATCCAGTTCCTCCATCATTTATAACGATTGAAGTGACAATACCTTCTGAGACAACCGCTCTAGCTGAAAAGTCTATGCCAGAACCTGCGCCAGACAGTACTACAGCAGGTGCTGCTGTGTACTGTAAACCGCCATTAGTCACTTCAATATTTGTTACAATTCCGCCAGATATAGTAGCTTTTGCCGCTGCTCCAACACCTGGACCAGGAATAGAAGTAATTCCTTCTGGCAATTTTATTTGAACTTCATACACCTGAGGTGAAGTATATGCTATTTTAGAAACTCTAGGAATAGTTATGGAAACAATTCTAGGAATAGTAACAGATCCAATTGTTTCATAATATATTAAATCGGCAACAGTTCCATTTAAATTTTGTACATCGAAATTATCATAACCAGCAGTCGCAAAAACGAATCTGTCTTGTATCCATATACCATCCGAAGCACGAAGTATATTTTTACTTGGGAAATATACATCAACTTCTTCGTCATAAATTAGCTTGAAATATGCTTTAATCGATCTAACAGAACCTTTAGATTCGTATATGTTCTTTATTTTTTTGAGTAAAGTTTTTCTGTCTGCTTGCAGTAGTTGAGGAAACTCTTTAGCAAGTTCTAAGGCTCTTTTGTTAAGTTCTTCGTCATTAATATCGTCTATATCTGAATATTTTTTATTCAAAAGAAGATTGGCAGGATTTCCATCAGAATCTATATACTCATAATACTTTTCAATGAAAGTAATAAATTGGGTATAGTCATCTCGTATGAATTCAGGAACCGTGTACTTGACTCCTGTTGAGCTTTTTTCTTCGTATTCAGTAGAACTAGCAGTGGCAAACCCAAGCACAGCAGTTAAAATCGCACCAGCTCCACCAGTTGAATCTGTTACAGTTACTGTGGGAGCACTAGTATAACCACTGCCTATATTTGTTACGTTTACTGTAGTTATTACACCACCAAGAACACTTGCTGTTGCAGTTGCACCAGTTCCTCCTCCTCCTGATATTGTTATAGTAGGAAGAGTTGCTGACTCTGCGCTGTATCCAGAGCCACCATTTTCAATAGTGATGCTAGAAACATACTTTAAAAACTCTGGTATTTGATGTGACATTAATAGCCTTCGACTTCTGTAGATACTACTATTTCTAAGCCTTTTCTAGATCCAGTGACAGAATTAACAACGCTGTCATCTAGTGTAAGTATTGTGTTTTTAGCAGGCTTTGCAACAACTGCCGCAGTCGATATATCAGACTGTCTTGTTAGAGTACTAGTAACAATGTCCTTTGAATCGTCATGCGGCCTTGTTCTGAATTTTAATTGAATATCATTGCCAAAAAGAGAAGCTACTGTTACGCCATTCAAAGATATTGCACCAGTGCTATAATCTATAGTGCCTACATTTGCAATTTTAGTTCCACTAGTATCCACAATAGAAACAATGCCTGTTCCATTATAAGCAGGAGGAACAACCCCTGTATTAGGAGTATCTTGGAATTTAACTTTATATGTAGTTCCAGTTACAGTAATATTGGCCCAGTTACTATGCAATTCTCTAGGTTGAATTCTACTATTAAAAGTAAAATTATAGTTGCTGTTTAATCCTGTCAATGCAGTAATTCTTTTCTGCAAAGTTGGAGTTATGTTCACAGATACTATAGAATTTGATACAGATTTTACTGCATTGTGTACACTAGAATAATAAAAGTTTTTGTTTAGTTGATTCAGATTAGTGCTAAAGTAATTTGTAATTGCGGTACTGGCCGCTTGTGATATCTGTCCTGAAGTCAACGATGTTCTTGAAGAGTCATAAACGATACCAACTCTGAGTCCTATGTAAGTGTACTCAGGATCAACAAACTCTGGTAATATAGCAACTGGTGCTCGTGGAGAAATCAAAGTGTTTATGATTCTGTCTTTCACTTCGTCTGTTATTATTTGTCCTTCTACAGGATCTAACGAGATAAAAACTTTTCCGTATATAGGAGGATCATTATTTTCTCCACCCCAAACAGAACAGGATTGAACACTAGGATTATCTGCAAGAATAAGACTTCTATAGTCAGATGCTGATACTGCCCTTTCTCTGACTTGATTGTAGATAGGTGCCGTTTTTCTTATGCTATCAATACTTTCTCTAGCTGCACCGCCTGATGCCTTGACAGTGTTTGCTGTGTCAAAACTTTTAACTTCGTCTGATCCGTTAGTGAGTACTGCACCTACTTGAAATCCTCTAGCACCATTTGCTTCAGCGCCAGAAGTTACGAGATAATCTATAATTACAATGTTTCCAGTTTCTAGTTTTTTGCCAAACACTCCGTCACCAAATCTTATGATGTATTTGCCGTCATGGCCTTCTTCTAGAAAATACGCACTGGTAGTAGTTTTTAAATCTAAAACTCCAGTAGATAATTGATAAGACTCTAGAGTTAGATCAGAGTTAGATGCTTGAACGCTAACTCGTAGTGTAGACGTGTCCACCCCATCATTTGGTATAGTAAGAGGACCAGAAACAGTATTCAAATCTATAAAAAATCTATTTGAAACTCTTGTTCCTTCTTTTAGGGCTAGATTATTAAAAACAAATTTATCTACACCATCAATAGTCTGAATAGTAGCAGTGACATCTGATTCTGGATAAAATTGAAAACTTATTCCTTCATTTCGTGAAGAAAATATGGTGTCTCTTAAAAGAGTTAAAGTAGTTTTATTATGTGTAGAAGGAGGGACAACAGAAAAATCTACATATGCTGTGGCTGCTCTTGTTGATCTTGGCGTATAACCTAAAGACTTTGCAATAGAAACAACCGAGTTTCTTTTAATAGCAGAGTCTAAAAAGGACTCATTAGCAAGCATGTGAGCAAGTACTGCATTATAATGTGTATTGTATGCTAGAGTATCCAGCAAGACAGACAACGCAGAACCTTCAAAGTCATAATCTCTGAACTCATCTTGCGCCTGCATGAAAGTTTTTAGAGATTGTTTGATTTGATCGAAATCTAATTCGGATACATTAAGTTGTGCCATTGTTCTACCTTAATCTTTTTAAGTTGGCCGTAAGTGTCTGAGGTCTAGCAATACCCACAATAAAAAATGTCAACGTAACTTCATATGAATTCGTATCAAAATTGGGGCTTACTACTATAGACTCAATTCTTGCCCTCGGCTCATATGAAGTAATCAAATCTGATATAGTTCTCTGAATGATGCTTGCAAAATTTGAACTCATTGGCTCAAATAACAGTCCTCTTAAATTTGCTCCTTTCTGGGGAGCAAAAGGACGCTCATAAAAGTTAGTAAGCATCAATATCTTTATTGATTGTTTTACTGCGTTTACATCTAATTTTTTGGAGACATCACCTGTTAATGGATTTGCAGTGAATGCTAAATCCAAATCCTTGTAAAGTCTAGATATTTTAAGAGTGTCGTTTGCCATTTTAGTATTTATAACTCTTTTCGTTATAGTCCAATAGAATCTGGTAGTTCTATGTTAATAAAAGATTTGCCTTTTGACTGTTTAACTTCTCTTATATCATATACAAAATCTTTAATTTCTGGTATTTGTATGCCCAATAGATCAGCAATTGCACTCTTCTTAGGAGTAGTTATAGGTGTTCCTTTCAAAACAAATCCTGCTCCATCTTCTTCAAAATTTGGAATTTTCTTACATAGATTATCTAAATCTAAAGCACCTTGCCTCAACAAATCTGGTATATCATCAATAGCAACATCGCCTAAATCTAACCCATCATACTTTGTTTTCAAGTTATAAACTTCATTTTTTATATCATCGACTGCTAGTTTAGCTGCTAATATATCTGATGCAAATCCTTCAATGTCAGCCTGAAGACCTTTTATCTCTTCTGGTATCTCAATCTCTGGTAAAAACTCTTTTAGCTTAGAAGTGACTAAAGCCTGAATCTGAGCAGTGTCTTGTGCCATTGCAATTATAGCCGCAGCGTCTTTTACTGCTTGAGAAATCTCTGGTCGAATGGGAATCTTATCGACAATTCCGTCAATAATTTCATCTGTTGTTCCTAGAGACTGAGTAAGCTCTACTAATTTTTCAGTTGCTCCGCATAAACTCATTTCTTAATTCCTATGGTAGTGGCGGGGAGGTAGGAGAACCTGGCGAGCTTGAAACATGCTTGTGTGTTCCAAGAACAATAGGTCCTTGTTTCACGATTGTGCCACTTGCAACACCGACTACTGTGTAATTGCCTGTATGTGTAGTATTTCCAATAATACTTCTAGCAGGAGCAATTGTATTCTGTGCAGTAGACTTTAACACTTGTGCGCCAATTGAAGACAGAGTTTGCAATCCTGTAGCTTCTACTAATTGTACTGCTCCAGTTAGTGTTTGATTGACTGCGGCTGCTAGAGACATGTTCAAAGACATTGCTTTAAAACTTCCTATAGGAGCACTTGCACTAACACTTCCTGTAGTACTCATTATTTTGAATCCTAGTATAGAAGTATGACTAGTAGCGCCAACAGATATCGCTGAAATGCTTCCGCCTACCGTAGTAAACTTGTCACCTCCTACCGTTTGAGTATTATTTCCAATAATAGTATCTGTATGATTACCTCCAGTTCTAAACGAACTACTACGAGAGACATTCATACTTTGACCAGACAATACTTCTGTCATATCATTACCGACGACTTTTGTTATCCTATCACCACCAACGGTAGTGAAAAGATTGCCGCCGATCTCTTGATACATATCACCAGTTACGAGCATTCTTGCATCGCCGCCGATTGTTACATCACATGTGCCTTTAATATAGACTTTTTTGTCTTTTAGTGTTATCTCGTATTCATCACCAACAACTTTCGTAGTCTTTGAGCCGTCTGCTTGTATCTCATAGAAAGTACCAGCGTTATGGTACTCGTGAATACGACCGTTGTTTGGAGTATCATCAACTTCAAATACATGACCGGTTTCAGTTTCAGTTACTTTATTGTATGGATATGCCGAAGTTTTATTATCAAAATTTGGGGCTTGATTTGACGCATTATACTGCCATCCCTCTTCGCCAAAGCGAGGATGTGGCTCTTCCCAAATCTCTCTATCGTATACTGCTCCTGCTTTGTCGTCTTGTATGGATTCGATATGAGGAGCAGCGGCTCTTGGTATTGCTTCTTTACGAGTAGCTCTTTTGTTAATAAGAGATTGGTGACCTTCTGCGACTGCATTTCTTGCTAGTCGTGAAAGATCAGGCTCCTGTAGACCATTTAGACCGCTTTCTCCTTCTCTAGGATACACACCATGTGGGTCAGAAAACCCTGTTTCGTTGCTTCTTTTATTTCTTGGCTTACCTGGCAATGTTCCAAAAATAATTGGAACTTGTTCATCTTCTCCATCACTAAAAAAGCCAACTACAGTTGTTCCTTCAACAAATGCAGGAGTTTCACCTACTCCAGAAATGCTTGCGGAAGTCATCGGCATAATAGGAACTGCCCAAGGCAATTCTGTGGTGGGAAGCTCTACTAAGTCTTCGGTATGATAGCCAATTATTCTTACTCGACATCTGCCCAATTGAGCAGGATCCACTCTATCTTCTACTACACCTATCCACCACTTAAAATTAGGATACATCTATTCTTCTCCTTCCAAAGTAGCATTCTCTGGTGAAGAAGAAAATCCATTCTTTATCAATTCTGTTTCCATAACGTGTCTATCCGCTGTTATCTTGTGATGTATTGCTGAAATAATATATAGACCAGAAAGCAAAGGATCAAGAACAGCAGTCAAATCATCCGAAGGTGGTTCAGGAGAAGGATGCAATAAACTTATTAAATTTCCAACTTGTATATCTGTTCGACCTGGAACTGTCATGAGAAATTTATTATTATCAAACGAATTCAGATAACTTTGTCTAAACAGAATTCTATCTGCTGTGTAATTAGAGGTTGAACCATCTGGCAAATCTTCTTCGTCTGTCAGTCCATAATCATTAAAAAGACCTGAATTGAAAGAGTAGAAGTCTTTTTTTACTAGAGGATTTCTTTTTATATTCGAAGGCAGTATGTTTGTAGGACCAGTCTTGTAAAATTTATTCATGTCTTGCGTAAAATCAAAAGTCTTATGAATAATTTTTTTGGTGTACAAATCATATCCATCTACACTGGAAGAAAATGCCCCTTTATTGTTTCCATCCATTACATCAATAGTAGTAAGCATTTTCAAATTTTCGATGCGTGTTATCTCATCCGGCATTCTGTTGCCAACAAAACCAACGTCACTAATTCTTCTTGGCATTTTAGCGCCATCTCTTTCTAAAACATATTCGTCAAATACTGCATCTCTTCTCTGTGCATATATTAAACTTTCTATGCTTGCAAAATAAAACGCTTTGTTCGACTCAAAGAAAAGATAATCAGAACCTAGAAGAGAAGCGCCTTTTGCTTTCTTAGATACATAGTTTATATTCTTAAAAGGAGACCAGTGATTAGATACATATTTGACTTTTCTCGTATGTGGTGCATCAAGAATAACTAATGGTCTATCGACTTCTAAAAATTCTTCGTAAATATTTTGAACAACAACATCAGTAGTGTCATTATAAGACTTTCTTATCGTTGTTGTTTGTTGTTCGTATCCTTCAATTGACATAAAAGAAATATTATAATATTGTGATCTATCATCATTAAGAATTCTATCATAGATAGCATATATTTGAAATGTCTTTTCTATTACATTTTCTGGAATATCTTCCAATGATGGAGTTCTGAGTTTAATTGTAATGTACTCATTACCCAAAATAGGAAGATTAGATATTAGGTTTGTTGCATCTGCAAGCACGACATTGCCAGTCATGCACGGAGAAAACAAATCTTCGTACAAATTTATCTCCATCATAAACTCGGTGATGTCAGCAAATTCTTCAGTCGTAGGACTTGTTATAATTAGCTTTTCTAGTTTAAAATCACCAGCTTGTGCGAGAACTTCGTCTTTCATATTATTTCGCCATCAAACTCTTGTAACTTGTAACAAACTGTGCCAAAAACTCTGGCTTCAATACAAATATTTGTCTCTTCTTTTCGTTCTCTGAAATCTCAAAATCTAAATTTGATACTGCTTTTATTGTTCCAGCAGCAATTGCAGCTACATCATAATCTACAATAATAGGGGAATCTGATGGATCTACAGGAACTGCTTGTATATCTCTTGCCGCCAATTTTGCAGCATCATAATCAACAATTATGGTACTATCGTCTGCTAATGCATAACGATACGCCAATATATAATGGTGATCTTTCAACGCATTACCTTGACCATACTTTGATTCAGTATACTCAAAAAGTAATGCTTGATTCTTAGGCCACTCTTCATTTACGTTTACAATATCATTGACAGTCAATATGACCCAATGATATTTTGGTGTGCTATAGAAGTTGTTAGCCAACATCTCAGGAGTTTCGCCGTCTTTAACATAGTAAGCATTAACAGCTAACTTGCTGTTTATTCTTCTATCGATACCAACTCTTCTAAAAATATCCTTAGTTAATATCGTTTTTTCATTTGTCTTATATGATATTCTTGGCATTGCTTTGAAAAACATTAGAATCCGTCCGCTATTCTGTTGTTAGTGAGAGTTTCAAGTTCGGTGAATGCTAACTCTAAATTAATTTCAGCCGGTGCGCCTTGAGTATTTTTAAAGGTAGTGAATGCATCTTGATTACCATATGTTACCTTTATATCAGTCAACGCACATTGAGATATCTTATTTAGATGTTCGTTTCTATTTCCATTATAACAATATTCTATTTCAAATTCAGAAGGATATTCTAAGAACAAACCAGTAGGATCATTTTCTGGATGCATATGATATTTAAATAGATCAATAATTCTTCTCACATTATCATATTCTGTTTTGTTTCTAGGCGCAAATTTGTAATTGAATGCGAATTGACGAAAGCCCATGCTAGTAAACAATTGTTCTTTATATGGATTAGCTACCTTACCAGAAGCTAAATCTAAAGATGCTCCTAAGTCACCGCTTAATCCAAAAGCAGCCGGTACTTGTGCCGCCGCTTTTATTGCACCTCTTATACCCAACTCTCCAACGCCTGTGCCTTTGTCGAGAAGGCTTTCCATGCTGAACTCTGAGCTTGTTAGCCCTGCGAGGGCTCCTAGTTCTTTGTTTTCCCAGTTTGCACTGTATCTAGCTACAGGAGGTTGTGATATGTGTAAGTTAATTTGTCCTAAGGTTCTAACTGTTCTAACAGATTCAATTACAGCAGCGCCCATTCCTGCGCCTAAACCAGCGCCAGCAAACCCTGAAAAAAATGTACCAGCATTACTTCCTTTCCCCGCTAAAGAAACTCCAAGAGCTGCTCCTGCTACTCCAGAAGTTAGTATTGAAATAACACGAGCTTGGTCTGCTGAAAGATTATTTTGCTCAGTTTTATCTACTGCCTCTAATTCAAAAACAGGTCCTTGCCAGTCTCTCTCCATTGTCTGCAACGCTCGTTTATCTTGATTTTGCGCTGTAGCTGCTCGACTATTCTCTCTAGCCAAGATAGTGAATCGTATACTATGAAGTTGTTCTGGATTTTTTGAATCTCGTTCGCCCACTTTCAAAGGATATTCGAAAGAAGTCGCAGAATTAAAGACATATTTTTTTAGATTGTCTCTATCTCTCTGAGAGATGTCTGATAGTTCTTCAGTATCATGGTCGTTTTTTCCATCGAATAATGTGTCCGCATCGGGTACGTACCTTTGTCTGAGCGAGGCTATGTCTTGCTCGGTTGGGTTGGCACCGGTTGCTCTGATCGCTGCGAGTTCTGATTCAAATGACATTCTAATTCCTGCGTAAAGAATTGTTTTCTTTATTTATAACAGGAAATTTAAGTTATACTAATCTTCTGAGTCTGGAGTGCCAGTTGCTTTGGGATCTATTATTTGGCGAGTGAATGCCCTTTCTTCGATTATTCCGTTTATATAATCGACACCAGAGTATTCATGATATTTCTTTAAATCTTCTTCAGAGATACTTTCAATAAACTTTTTCCAGTATTTCTGACCACGATTAGTAAGGGGAGCATATTTGTCAGTGATTGGATCAACCCAATGCTTAGTAACATAATCGTGTGTTCCTACAAAATGAAAACAATGCATCTCTCTTTGATTAAAAAGAGACCAGCCATTAATGAATGACTTCAATACCATATAGTGTTCTTCGCCGTCAAAAAATATTCTTGAATCGTATCCTATTTCATCGACCCAACGAGTAGGAGCAAAGAAATTTCCTGCAAAGATATGTATAGCGGTTTCTACATCTTCGGTGCTATCAATGTGTTCACCATGAGCGGCAGGTCTTCTAATGCTTTTTTGAAATGTAAAGTATCTTCCTCTGCTAGTTTTATGATGATTTGGATCATACATTTTAAATGGCTCACCATCTTCTAGTTTGAAGTTGTGACAAGCAGCAGTTAGAATGACTCTAGCATTTTTTGCTTTTTGTCTTCCCAATTCCCAATCTTGCAATAAATAACGATCCCAATTTTTGTTAAAGAGCATATGGGAATCTACTTGATAGATAAAATCTTCGTCTTCAATGTGAGCAGCATTTATTTTTCTAGCCCAGACTACTCCATCTGCATACTCAGGATCTATTCTTTTGTATTTTACATTTCGATGGTTGACTAGGTCTGGTTCAACTGTAACAAGACTGTCTTCAAGGCAAGTTTGCTCAAAGACTCCTATGGTTATTTCGTTATCATCAGAGCGTTCATCCAACAAACTTTGAATAGTATATTTCAATAAAGGATCACGAAAAGATACTACACTAACAAAAATTTTCATTCTTTTTTGTCCAGGGTAAATAGTTTTTTAACAGAAAGAAATTTTCTATAGTATTGACTATCTCCGCCAAGTATTGAATTTCTACTCTTATCGACTTGTTGTTCTGTGCCAGGCCCATATCCGCCTATTAAATCAGTATTTAAAAATGGTATGACATGTAACAAAGGTTCTCCTGCCTTTATATTTATCTCGCACTTTCTCTTTGGTGTACAAATTAGATTTGCTGTAGAAAAGTTTTTATAGTCCACTACACCTGGCCATATATGCAAGTCATCAAAAACATCATTGTGATAAATTGCAGGAAGTATAAGAGCTGATATATTTTTACTAACAAAAATATTCCAAGGTGCACCTATGTGTAATACAGTGAGAGGAACATTGTCTTCTATTTTTATGATTCCTTCTACAATATTAGAATTCATTTTTCTTGGTTGTAAAAAGCCCCTAGCTCCTCGTTGTTTAGAACCTATAGTAGACACTACACCAGCTTTATTTGCTTTAATCTTTATGTCTACCCACGCAGGTATTACATATCCAAGTTTTGCATAGTCTGCCATACCAGGACAATGTGGAAAAATGTTTGTTCCTGTTTTTGCTATTCTAGCATCTTTTCCTATAACTTCTAAGTCTTTCGCTAAATGTACAGGAAAATCCAGATATGCGTTTCTAGATACATCAACAAACTCAATATCTTTTTTCTTTTTAAAAAATAAAGGCATTATTTTCTTTTCTCTCTCAACTCATCAGTGTAAACACGAACTCTAGTATTTTGTTGTTTTCGAATGTCATCAATAGCTTTAAATTCTTTATCTGACATAGGTCTAACAGAACAGTCTCTATGAACAGAATCTCTTTTAACAGGAATTGCTACTACAAGAGGAGTTCCTGCTGGAAGATGACCGTCAAAATTTGGAGTATGCCAAACAGCAGGAAAATTTACCTCTTTTGGATAAGTATCTGTGTCTACTAATCCTCCTAAGCAAGTAAAGTGTGGATTCTGTAAGTTGTTATTCACAAGAGGCATGAACAGTGTACTCCATCCAGGAGCAGTCTTTACTACCCAATGATTTATAAACTTAACAGGAGGAGCTGGCATACCAGGAGCTTTTGGTCCTAACTGTTCTAGACTATGAAACTCTGCTAATTTGATTTGGGGTGGATTAAAGACTTCAATTTGTCTCAAATCCTCTGAAGACTTTAGTCCTAGGTCCCCACACAGAGGAATAACATAACCTAGTGTCATAGCATCTAACATAGGCATACATTTTTTTGCAGTCATATTAGGTCTATTGACATTATCTTTTGACGGCATAGTAGGAGGTATACTTTTGAACCACTCTGGTACATGTTTGTTTGCAGATCGTGGCTCAGGTATTATTCCTTGAACACTAGGATGACAATAAAACTCTATGATAGGAGTTTCTTTTTTCTTCAAAAAATTAAACATTATGATTCTCTAGGCCCAGTTACCCATGTAACCAGCGTGTTTCTTTCGCCAGAAGTTACTGAAGTGACTCTATGAGGCATCCAAGAGGCAAAGAAAAGTGCATCGCCCTTCTTTGGCCGAATAGTTTGAATTTCATCGAGATTGCCGTTGATGCAAATTTGAAAATCGCCGCCTTCATAATCTTCTGGATCGTTTAGCATAACGATTACAGATATTTTTCTTTGTTTAATTTGATATCCAAAGAAAACGTCCCAATGCCAAGTATAATGACCATCGAGTTCGTATTTGGTATATTGCATAGGACCAAAATCATCTACATCATACATGAAATGATCTTTGTTGGCGGTTCCTATGAGGGATCCCATTTTTTGATACAACCAATTGGTGTTCTCATCATGATTCATAAAAAAGACAGAAGAGTCCCTTGCCTTTTTCATGTCTTCAGGAGTCATCGTAGAAGAACCTACAATTCCTTGCTGAAAGGTTTGTAACTCTTCTATTTCTCTAATTTTTTCAACTTCCTCTGCACTGAAGGCCTGAATCATATGGGCATAGCATTGCAGAGTAGCATTATATTTTGCAATTTTTGGCATAATATTTTCACTTAAAGTATATTATAATACTACATTATATATGAGTATTTAAATCATGTCAACTACTTTTTATTGTAACCTCTCCACCGTCAGGAACATCTACTGGATAAGTATTGTCATCTGGATAATCATAATATGATACCTCAGATGCAGATGTAAATGTTGCTTCGGTTCCGCCCACGTTCGATCCAGGCAAAGTAACACCTAATGCAGTAGCGGGCTGACCTGGCTGAGCTGCGATAGGAGTATTATATGTCGCTACATTTCCTGATATCGGAGAATTATATGTTGCAGGAGTTCCTGCTATCGATGAGTTATATGTTGCTACTGTGCCTGCAACAGGCGCATTGTATGTAGAAGGATTTCCTCCAGACCCGGTGTTGTATGTTGCAGGATTACCAGCTATCTCTGAGTTATATGTTGCTATATTGCCAGCGACATCAGCATTATATGTCGCTGCTGTGCCAGGAACAGGCGCATTATATGTTGCAGGATTACCAGCTATCTCTGAGTTATATGTTGCAACAGTTCCGGGAGTAGGTGCATTATATGTTGCAGGAGTACCAGCTACCTCTGAGTTATATGTTGCAGGTGTGGATTCAATAGGCGAATTATAGCCTACAATTACCGGACCATAAGTAATCTCAGGAGAATAAAAAGGAGGATTATATGAAGCTACCGGGCCAGGAGTAGGTGAATTATAGTTTGCTATAGGACCTGAATTGTAACCACTAATAGGTCCTGGAACAGGCGGATTATATGTCGCAGGA